AATAAAAAAATATTTCTCTGGAAAAATTCAATGCAAATAGGTGATTACATAAAAGTGTACGATAATATGTTATCCGAGAAAGTGTGTTCTGACCTAATCGCTCTATTCAATAACGAACAATATCCTATAGAGAGAATCGATAATAAATTGCATCCATTGTTTACACAGATGCATGTCACTCAGGTACTCGGCGAAGATCACAAATTGCATCGTCAATGTTTATCTGTATTTAAATCTGTATTAGAACGATATAAATCAGATGTCAATCATGGTGGTTGGATCCCTCCTTTAAAGAGAATGGAAGACTTCCGTATTAAACATTATGCCACAGGAACAGAAGATCAATTTGCTGAACACATAGATAATAGCTATGAAGGATCTATGAAACGTTGTCTGGCTCTTTTCTTTTATCTCAATGATACCACCGGCGGTGAAACTGTTTTTACTGGAATGAAAAAAGTTTCTCCTCAAAGAGGTCGAGTCGTAGTATTCCCTCCGATGTGGATGTTTCCTCATGCCGGTCTTCCTGTAACCGGAGAGAATGATAAATTTCTTCTCTCTACTTATTTACATTACCCGCCATTGAAGGAGGCTGAGCATGGATCTTGAACAAGAATTCGGACCACAAGACAGTCCGGCAATACAGACAATCAAAGAAAGAATACGTCAGCGACGTTCTCAAATGTTAGTTCATTCTTATATCTACTATGAAATGGATGACTCTGTGGTCGATGATTTTAAATGGCAAGAGTGGGCTGATGATCTAACAGCTCTACAGAATGAATATCCGGATCAATGTAATATAGACTTTTATGATAAAGAATTCGAAGGCTGGACAGGAGCCGGTGGTAGTCATTTACCACTCAGAGATCCTGATGTAATGAATAAGGCTCAAAAAATTCTTTCCTATTATGAAAATAAATGAAAATAAAGGTGTACATTCAGATCAAAACGTGTTATAATAGACTTATAAAATGAAACTGAAGGAAAATACTATGAATACAAATACTGTACGTAATCTATCTGGAATGCCAGATGCTGAAAAAAATCTTAAAATGACTTCTGATTTAAAACTATATGTCTGTGAAGTGGCCTTTACAAAAGTAAATGGTGATGAACGTCTAATGAGATGTACTCTATTAGAAACTGAAATGCCTGCAAGCGATGCAAGTAAGTCTACGAAAAAAGAAAATCTAGATGTAATTGCTTGTTGGGATACGAAAGCCGAAGGTTGGAGATCTTTCCGAGTTGACTCTGTGAAGGAATTCAAAGTCATCAATGGATAATCAACCTCTTGAAATCTGGGTGTTAATCGCGATCGCTTGTGTAATGTGTTACTACTTAGGCAAGCGTGAACGTAACCAGAATATCGGAAGTACAATTGACCATCTGTGCCAGCAAGGCTATCTTCGATATCGACGTGAAGGCACAGAAATTATATTATTAAAGTGGCGTGAAGAGGAAAGCAAAAATGGCGAAAGTAAATAAAATAACTGGAAGAGTTGTAAAGAAGAAAACTGTACGATCTGCTCGTAGAACTGGTACTGCCGGTGCTCCGTTAGATAAAGGTTTTGATGCAGTTAAGTATTACTTCCATAATGAAGTAGATAAAAAAGAAGGTGCTGAATGTATTAAAAACTATGTAAAGAAAACATATTCAAAAGAAGATCAAAAGATTATCTTTGCAAATCCTGAATATAACTTTACTATGTTTAGTCATTATCAGGCTGCATGTTTCTGGCTTAATACTGGAATGAAACCTGAAGATATGTATGTTAAAACAGGTGGACCTTGGATTGACTCTCTTGGTAAATGGATTAATAAACTAATTGAAACTGGTGTTCCATTGCTTGCTGAAAAAGAAGCAGCAAAGAAACTTGCCGGCAATGTGGTTATCTTATCTCCAATGCAAAGACTTGCAAAGAAAGTACATGAAACTATTATGTACGAACTTGACGATATGGAAGATCTCTAGATTGAAGGAGAAGATGCTTCTATAGATCTATACACACGTATGAAGTTTCATGCACTCGGCGGGTCAGCCACAAAGATACCTCAAGAAAAGATTGAAGGTTGGTTACTCGATTTTGGAGATGCTTATCATAAACGTTGTGAACAAGCTGTTGAAGGTTATGCTCATGTCTCTCGTAAAGAACTCAAACGGAGGATTACATTATGTGAGCTAATGTTATCTGACCTTGATAAGATTCGTTCTTCTACAAAAGCAAGTAAGACTATTAAGATTAAGAAACCTGCTTCACTTGAAAAACAAATCGCTCGATTAAAATTCAAGAAAGAAGATAACGAATATAAGATTACTTCTATTACACCAGCTCTTATTATTGGTGCCATGCGAATTTATACTTTCAATACGAAGTATAAACAAATAACTGAATACGTTACAGAGAATCCACGTGGATTTGAAGTGAGTGGTTCTACATTAAAAGGTTTAAACAGTTCGCTGTCTAGGCAAGTTAGTCTAAGGAAACCAGACGAATTCATTCCTATTGCTTTGAAGAAATCAATTAAACAGATTGATGACGCTTGGCAGAAACTAACAACCAAGACTAAAGTACCAAATGGTCGTATCAATGGAGATACAATCATACTTAGAGTAATGGATAAATGATGGAGAACATATTGACTACAGTTAAATCACCAGAACAGTTTTTAACTAAATCAAAATTTGCAAAGATCGTTGAACAAACGGTCCTTGACTTAAGAATTCCCTACCTCGAAGCAATCTTAGAAGTTTGTGAAGATAAAGGAATTGAACCAGAAGATGTAAGTAAGTTTATATCTCCTGTGATCAAAGGTAAGCTAGAAGTCGAAGCCCAGAAATTAAAAATGGTCAACCCTTCTTCTAGTGAATCAATCACTTTAGAGTGATTATAAATAAGAGTGTATAGCAACACATGTATGCTATATAATATTTCAGCTAATATAATGTACATATTTCAGGAGAACATAAACATGTCATTTGATAATCTAAAGCGCAATCGCGCAAATATATCCTCACTAATCCAAGCAGCAGAAAAAGTTGGCGGCGGCGAAAAGAAATCGTACGGCGACGATCGTATCTGGAAACCTGTGGTCGATAAAGCCGGTAACGGTTATGCGGTCCTAAGGTTTTTACCTGCAGCAGAAGGTGCGGAACTTCCATGGGTAAGATATTGGGATCATGGATTTAAAGGTCCTACTGGTCTTTGGTATATTGAACGTTCATTAACATCTATTGGTCAGAATGATCCTGTAGGTGAGTTGAATTCTAAGCTATGGAATACTGGTATGGATGCAGATAAAGATACTGCCCGTACTCAAAAACGAAGACTCCACTATGTGGCTAATGTCTTAGTTGTAAGTAATCCTTCAAACCCTGAAAACGAGGGTAAAGTATTTTTATACCAGTTTGGTAAAAAGATATTTGACAAAATCATGGATGTTATGCAACCAGATTTTGCAGATGAAGAGCCAATCAACCCATTTGATATGTGGGAAGGTGCTGATTTCAAGCTCAAGATTCGTAATGTAGAAGGTTATCGTAACTATGATAAGTCAGAGTTTGCAGAAAAGCGTCCTATCGATTCAGAGGATGCAAAGCTTGAAGCGATATATGGTCAGATGTATGACCTTAATGAGTTCCAAGATCCTAAGAACTATAAGACTTATTCTGAACTTCAGACTAAGTTACATAAAGTATTAGGTATGGAAGCTTCTGCTGGTGCACCATCAATGGCACAAGAACGTATCATTAATGATCCTGTTCCAGCTCCTGAATTCAAGTCTTCGCCAATGACGGCCGAGGCTATGAGTAATGGTGAGGAAGATACTCTATCATATTTCTCTAAGTTGGCAAACGACGAATAAAAAGAATAAGATCTCCACGATCTTAAGCGAGGGGCATCGGAAACGGTGTCCCTCGTGTTCGTTGTACCATATAACTATACACACACTTCTATCATGTGCACACGGTGCATCTATATAAAAAGATATCTTTATCATCTGGTCTTTTGCGAGGATAGTTTTGGACTATTCCTTTACCAATCGAAAGTGCAAGGATTGGCTTTTCCACAGGAGCATCTTTCCAGATTTCATTTTTAGCAGAAAGAAAGCATTTTGTATACGAAACATGTAATCCTAGTTCTAAACAATGCTGAGTAAGATTAGCACAAAACATTCCTATTTCAATAAAGAGAATTTCTTTATCAAGTTTAATACCTTGTGGATTTTTATTTGTTCTGCTATAAAACAATAAAACCCATGGAGCTTTTACTTGATGATTGTGATCACACTTAATTGATGGATCATTGGGTGGTGGATTAATAGTTGCTTGATACAAAAAATCTTTAATATCAGTTTGATCAGGTTCAAGGACCAAGACTTTGTATGGTATTGTTGATTGTTTCGAAGACGTAACATTTAACGTGTCTGATAGTAATGCTTTGATCTTATCCTTTGGATGAGCATAGTCTGTGTA